GAAGTGCCTTGATCGCCTCCGCTTGATCCTTGGAGATCTCGTTGAGTGTGAGAATGGTCGCGCCGGACCTTTGTGCCTCACGAAGCATCTTGACCATGCGTGCAGCGGCCGCGGCCCAGTGGCGCTTGGTGTTAACCTGGGCAACGGTGATGATTTCGGCCATGAGGCCTCCTACCAGAGATCGGTGTCGCCAGGAAATCGCTCGACGAAAGGCCGGGGAAGTTGTCTTTCGTCACCGAAATGGATGGCGTTGTGGGTGGCTGGTGAACAGCAGATGAGGTACTCTGGGTCCAGAATATCCTCGTTGAATTCAAGCAAGTCCTGCACCTTGATCGGGTTCATATGGTGCACAAGAACTCGATCCATGATGAGATGGTCTGGAACACCTAGGTCACATCCGTTGTCGCGGATAATAACGATGTCTCGGACTTGCTTCCACAGATGACTTGCGTAGAACTTCTGGTTGAGATGGCGGTCGAAGCCAAAGGTAGCCGCACCCAGCTCACCACCTAGTGATAGATAGCGAAAACGAGCAAGGAGTGTGGTACGCTTCGACATTTCGGTATAAGTGAGCATTACGCCTCCGATCGACCCTGATAGCGAGACATGGCCTCCATGGCCTTCTGGAACATCTCTTCCTGGACGACCTCGGACTCTGCCTTCGCTCGCTGAGCTTCGAGATAAGCGGTCTGCGCCTTGATGCGCTCTAGATCGGCAATCTCACGCGCCGTGCCAAGTCGAAGCACTGCCACCACCTCTGTGGGGGATGCCGACTTGTCTCGCATGCGTTCCTCAACGAGCTTTTCCGCCAAGTTCACCAGTTGACCAACCCTTCGCTCCCTGGTTCTCGCCGGAGGAGGTACCTTTGGTCGGTCATCGTCAGAGTTGTCCCCTGACCTAGTGGACTTCGGCATCCCTTTCACCCCCCTTCTGGGGTTCGACTTTCATTTACATTTTCCCCCCGGAGGAATTTCGAGGAGGGACGCGAAGTGAGCGGGGGGAGGGTTTGAGGTACCCCCTCCCCCCCTACACGTTGAAGTTACTTCCGCCTCACCTTGACATACAAACCCTTGAAGCTTGGGTTTGCGAGTATGGATTCGATCGCTTGTTCCTCTGCCATCTCCTGGTCAGCCTCTGAAATGTCACCAGAAGTAGAGAGAACACGAGCAAACAGACCTTCAGAATCAAAGCCTTCATGATGATCGAATTGTTTCCACAACTCATACTCTTCGAAAGGATCGTACGGGTTGGTTGCCAAACTCAACATGAAAGGCATACCTATACGTCTCCTCTCAGGGCGGCGGCTCTCAACGTTGACACACTGATGCCTAGTGCAGCAGCCACATCAGCGTTGGTAGCACCAGCACTGAGCATAGCCTTAGCACGAGCAGTGATAGCACTGGTCATGACAGTGTTCTTCCTAGGCATGGATAGCTCAGCCACCCTTACTGGATCTGCGTACTCAAGGATCTCACGCAGCCTACTAGGACTAACAACACCTGCTTGAATAGCATCCCACTGTGAATCACTAATGGGAATGACCGGCTTCTCTAGGCCCATCCTTGCACGAGCAGCAGCCTTTGCCTGACGTTCTACCTTCTTGAGGCGATCACTATCAGTACGCAGAAGGGGATCTTCCTGACGCTTCATCTTAACCGTTGCATTGGCAATGACATCTGCCTTACGGTCAAGAGGCTTCTGCTTCTTGGCTGCATTGAGATCTGCTACCAGCTTGTCCACGTCATCCTTGTATACCGCTTTTGCACGGGGGTCGGTGTTGGTCTTCCCGACATTGGTACGTGCAGAGGTAAGACGGGCGCTGTTTGCAAGAGCCTTCATCTCATTAGCATGATCTGCGTAGAGACGTTCTACAGGATCGGCCTTGTCACGAACAAGGGTGTTTGCATCATCAGTGAGATCGAGCCGCTTGACCTTCGTCTCCACAGGTACCTTCTCATCAAGGTAGGTCTGTGTCTTGGGGTCGTACTTGCTACGGGTCTTACCGGTAGGCACATACACCCTGGCACCAGTATCGGGGTCAATAGGTCCACCTTCCTTGGCGGGCCTCAACTTCCGATCTGGAATGCGGGTTTCAGCAGTAGCCTTCGACAGAAGGGTCGATGCACCACCTACCTTTACCGAACCGTCAGGCTTGGTAGTAGTCTGGTACAAACTACGAAGCTGAGAGATGTTGTTGTCGATCTCACTCTGCTTGTAGTTAAGCTTGTGCTTCTCGGCGTCAATGACGACCATCGAATGCTTTACCGCACGAACAATGTGCTCAGGCTTAGCACCCTGAATGGACATATCAGTGACGAGATTTGTGATCACCCCCATCTCTTTGCCGGTGTTTCGCATGAGTGGGAAGTTACCGATAGGATTTCCATCCTTGTCGGTACCGGTCTGGACGAATCCGCCGTACTTCCGCTTCGGTTCGAAGTTGTTGAGCTCGGTCTCGTAGATCCGAGCCTGAGATCCCATCGATTCAGAACCCTTGATCTTGCCGGTTCTGTTGGGGATTACGACAACGGTGTCTCCGTCGAAGTCAGCTCCCGATAGGCGTTCTGCCACAGCGGGGTGAATTCCGATGGCATCAACAGCGTTACCAAGCAGCTTCTTCGCTGTTCGATTGTTGTTGTTGACCGTGACTTCAGGGATCTCAAATCGGCCACCATGTGGGTACCGAATAAGGACAACCCTCTCGCCAGTTTCGAAGTTCGGGGCATAGATCTCTCCCTTGTTCATCTTCGGCATGGGGATGATGACTTGAGTACGCTGACGAGGCATGGCTGCAGCCCGAAGATCCACAGCATCTGCATCTACCTGATCGGCGAAGTCCTCAAGAGCCTTCTTCTTGACCACAGGGTTGGTGATCTTGTTGATCTCGTCCAAGCGAGCTTTGGTCTGTTCCCGCGTGGTAGCGAGTTGAGACTTGATGAGGGAGTGCGGCTGCTTAGCCAGCATCTGGGAAGGAAGAGACTCACGCCAGTTCCAGTCGCCTTCTTCGTTGACGAAGTTGAGGGCTGACTTAGCCCGCTCAACTCCAGTCGCCGGATCGGTTTCCAGGATCTGACGCTTGATCATCGACCCGAACGGATTGTCCTTGTCGATATTCCCGTCCTTATCACGCACCATGGGCTTCAGCGCATCGAGTTTGTTCGAACCAATCTCGGAACGCTTCTTGTTAGTGTGGAACATGAGATCCACACCAGCAGGCATGTCTTCCTTCTTGACCGCCATTCCCTTGATGTAGTGCGTGCCATCTACTGCAATCCTGACCTGAGCGTAGGTGTTCTTGCCCATGTCAAGATCCTTAGCACCTGGACGAACATAAATGACTCCGTCTTGCAGGGAGCCACCTTCCTCGTCGTACACGATCTTCAGACGCTTTGAGCTGACGTTCTTGGGCTCACGAATCCCGAAATAGGTGAGTCCGTCGTTCTCGGTCCACTCTGCGATGGTGTGGATCTTGTCCGCCATGCGTCGAGCAGTACCGTACCCAGTACCAGGAGGAACGATGACCTTCTGGTTGGTGAAGTTCTTGGTTCCAACGTTGCGAACCTGCAAGGTGTAGGTCTCGTAGCCCTCATCACGAAGAATGCCTGTTGCGGCCTTCAGCTTCTCAGGACTGATACCCATCTTCACACCAGTGTCGATGTGAAGTTCTGTTCCCTTGCCAATGTCGACGATCTTGTGCTCATCGACGTTCTTCCGAAGAATATCGGCAGTCTGGGTTAGCGCTGACTGCTTCATGTTCTCGGAGTTCTTGAGTCGAAGGCGAACTGTTGGCTGGGGCAGACCCATCTCTTCAGCAATCGCCTTGATTGAGGTGCCCTTGTCTCGGAGGGCCACTGCACGGTTCGTCTCGGCCAGCACGATGGCTTCCTTGGCGATGGTGCGGGTTGAACGGAGATCAGAAATCGAGTAACTGTCTCGGTCATTGCCGGTGATCTTTCGAACATCCTCACCGATACCAACAGCAATCTCCTTGTCAGAGAGGCCCTTAGCCTTCATGCCGTTGATGTAGTCATAGAAGGCCATGCTGCGGCCGTACTCGTCTTCACCGGAACCCCACGGGTAGCGGCCAGACTTTCGCTTGATGCCGTAGTCCTTTCGGTCTACGTTCGGTTCATACTCGACCATGCCCGAGTAGCTGAGCATGTCATCACCAGTACCAGTCACATCATCACCTCCTTCATGCTCTCGATTTCCTTGGTGAACAGGACAATGGTGTCCATGATTTGCTTGATCTCTGCAGGGTCTGCCACCTCCTCGAAGATCTGATCGTTCTGGTAGATCCGCAGGATCATCTCGATGTCGTACGGGTTGATCTTGTACTCGTGACAGAAGAGGGCGCAGTAGATCTTGGGTTGGTCGAACGAACCCGGGTGAGTGCCAGTCTTCAAATCGTGAATGCGAAGAACTCCCTTACGGAAGCTGATCGCGTCTGGTGTTCCGAAGCAGTCATCGTTGTAGAGGAGAACCTGCTCGGGCGTCATGCGAAACCCGATCGCGTCGTTCACATACAGACTGAGTGTTGAACCGTTTGGGTCAAGTCGGACGCGCTCCTTGATGCAGAAAGCAGCCAGCTTATGAAGCCGGGTACCCTTCTCAGAGGCGAACTTGTTCTCCCAAATCTTCTTCATCTTCGCTAGGTCATAGCGAATCCAGTGGTACTTACTGGCGCCGAGGAAGGCGTGTTTGCCCTCAACCTGCCAATGCTGATTGAAGCGCACTAAGCACCTCTTTCTCGTTCTCGGGGTAGATGAATGCTGTGAATACCCACTCACCCCAGTTCTGGACGTACCACCGCTGGTTCGGCTGTTCTTTGGACTTCTCCGACAGCTTGACTTCCAGCAGCGCGCACTTGGAGTGGTGCAAAACTAAAAGATCTGGAATACCTTGAAGGTAGTTCGGATCGGTGACGACGACAATGGTGTCGACGAATTTACGCCCGGGAAGGAGTTTGTAGATCTCCTTTACCAGGTACTGCTGGTACTCGTTTTCTGTCACGATTCCTCCAGACAAAAGGGTGAAGAGCTGTACATCTCTGATTTCAGCGTAGACATACTGTGATCTCCTCATTATAACGCGTGTATTTGCTGCCTAGAGTGAAAACTGTGACTGAATGTAACAGTCACAGCTCTTGTGCTAGTTGAGCGGCCGGATTGTCACCTCCTTGGGCCATGCTCTCTTGGCGAAGGCCGAAGCCTGGAAGTTCTTCTTGCGGTGCAACGCCTTCCAGATTGCCTGGTCGATGATGGCTCTGGATTTGAAGACGTAGTAGTGCAGCTCAGTGAACGTGGTGTTGAGTCGATCGACACGACCGTGTGCCTGCTCGAATTGGCGGTAGGAATATGGCAAACTCCAGAACACAACAGTGTCCGTGGTAGTGCAGTTCCACCCTTCGCTGCCCGCCTGGTACTGCACGAGATAGATCCACCTATCATCACGCGGTACGTCTTGATGGATGTGACCATTCCATTCGGCTACTGGAATATCGAGCTCAGTGTGGAGACACCTGAGTATGTCGAGCTCGTAGTCGAAGTTGTAGTACACGATGACACGCGGGTTCTCGTTACAGATCTCAATGAGCTTGTGGTATCGAGAAATATGTGAGTTCGCGCTCTTACGCAGCAGACGCATCATCTCGCCGGCATCCTTGAGCGGCCGTTGTTCGAAGATGTTCCACCGCGAGCCATAGAGAAGCTTCTGTTCTTCTGGGTCGAAGTCAACCTCTACGATGTGCTCTATGCGATCGGCTGGTGTGTCGAACGGCATCTCGACGTAGATGGCATCTCGATATTTCTCGAGTACCCACTCGTCGTAGTACCCATCCACCTTTGGGTACTTCACGAAGCGAGCCCACTTCACATGGGCGTTGTTGAACTCAGTCTTGTTACGGAAATATCCGTTAGCGATGAAGACTGGAACTAGGTCCATCCATGTATCTGCTGGGGTTGCCGTCAGAAGGATCCACGGATTCTTGCCCGCACACTCGTAGAAGCGATCCACCCATGCACCACCACCGACGATACGTTGCTCGTCAAAGATGAAGAACACGTCCGAGTAGTGGGTGTACTTACCTAGATTATTCCAGCTATCCACGATGAGGTCGTTGCGCAGTGACATTTTCATGGCATCGCTATACCACTCACCGCTATCTCGCTTCTTAGCGGTAGTGATGACGAC